TAGGAAACCGACTACCGTCAGGAGAAAGATAAGTCCTGCCTGATGGCCGTGTATCTGCAACCAAATCATCATATCCGAGATCAATTTTTTCATGTTTAAACTCCATTTAATAAACTCCAAAGGCCCATTTTTTCTCATGACACCAATAACATTTCATACAAGGAGACTCAAACCAATTAGTTTCTTCATGATCTCCTACACAACTTATTGTTAATGAAATAATACTCTCATGAATTTTAAATTTTCTGTATAGTTCTGCTATATATTTTTTATTTAAATGTATAAATGGATTATAGAATTCATTACCAATATATGAATCCACATGTCCATTTCTTCTTTCTTCTACCTCACATTTCCACGTTCTTGTCACCTCTATCGGAGGATTAGAAGTAGATCCGTGCACAAAATAATCTGCATTATGATTTTCTTTTAGGTATTTTATAACCTCTCTCATAGCTAAAATCTTTGCTTGACCTTCATTACCCTTTGATCTTTTAGGTAATTTACCTGGATTTTTAATTGCTTCATTTCTCCAATAGGATCCAATACTAACATCAAAGTCTCTATAAATTGGATAATTAATATTGGAATTTGGTAAAATAGAATTTAACTCATGTACAATTGAATACATTCTTTCTTTGAGATGTGGGAAACCACTATCAACACCATGATATGTATTGATTTTTCTATCTGATAAACACAATGCTGTCAAATATAAAGTTATAGTAGAATCTAATCCAGCTGAAGCGGCGACAAATATATTTTTTTTATCAGATACATCATGTTCAAAAAAATCTATGGTTTTATCTAAAACTTTTATTTTCATCTAATACCTAACATTTCTTTTGTCATAATATAATCTCGAACAAAATCAGATCTTACAATGTCATCCCAACCAAATTGCACAACAGTAAAATCTTTTAATTGTTCAAGAATACGAATAAATTTCATTACACCATCTCTTTCAGATCCTTCTCGGAAATCTGATTGATGATAATCCCCACAAAATATAATTCGGCAATCATTACCTACTCGAGTCATGACAGAATCAAGTTCATGGAAATTAAGATTTTGCATTTCATCAACAATAATAACTGCATTATCAATAGTGAGTCCACGAATAAAAGATGTTGTCATGAATTCAAATTGATGTGTATGAACTAATCTTTTATATTGTTGATCGCCTGGTAATATCTCACTAATGATATTTTTATAGGGTGTTTCAAACACTTCCATCTTTTCGCCAACGGTACCTGGAAGATATCCCATATCACGCGTAGGTACTACTGAACGAAATAAAACAATCTTTTCTTGTTGAATGCTTTTATCTGTAATACTTTCAAGAGCAAGTAAAAGTGCTTGAAATGTTTTACCGGTACCGGCCGAACCAATAAGGGCTAAATTATCTCCATCTGCCCAAGCATCAAAGGTAATCTTTTGATTTTCGGTAAGCGGATCATAAGTATATAATTCTTCTTTTTTAACTGCTGAATTTTTCATTCACAATACCATCTAGTTATTTCTTTAAGTGCCGATTTATATGGAGACATATCAGAATACAAGCCTCTAGATACCACCCAACCAAGTGTGAGATATAATTTATGATTTTTCCACCACATGTCCCTTAATATCCAAGAGACAGCAAACATAAATCTAATTCTCCACCAAAGTACTATCATGTCCTAATTGTATTATTCCTACCAGATCCTTTTTTAATTTGGTTTAATTTATCCTTAAATCCATCCGGAATTTTACCATGCAATGTACCTACTCCAGTTACAATCTTTGGTGCGGATAATACCCTAACCACATCTGATGTTTCATCCAGAATAGTTTGCAATTCATCATAAGAGCAAATAACATCCCATTCATTTGAAGTTTTAATATTACGCAGCGTATAAGTCGGCATATTGGAACCACTCCGGTTTATCTCGTTTTGTCCATTTCATAGAAAAACGATGTTGTTTGGTTTGATAAAATGCCTGATATGCTTTAATTGGATCACCAAGTGCAATACATTCTGGATTAGATTTCATAGCCAGTTTAAAATCTGTCTGTGGAATATCTGGAATATTATATGGTGATTTTTTAAGAGCTTCCTTTAACAATTTATCAGTTGCATGAATTTTACCATACCGATATGTATACTCTTGGCAAAGTGCCCAAAAGTGTAACCAATGCCACTCATAATTTTCGACAGATTCCATAGTCCATTTGGTACATGGATGACCGAAGTGCACTGCTTTGTAAAAGAGATTTTCTCTACTATCATTAAGTTTATAATACTTAACCATAGTTTTACCAGATTTTGATGGCCGTTTTTCCATGGATCCATCAAGTATACGATGAGCTGTGGATAGCATTTGAGCTGATTCCACAATCATTTTATTTACATGTTTGTCACATTGCCACATGGCTGATGTAATTGGACAATTATCAAGTACGAATATATTCATGATGTAATATTACCCCTGCCGATTAAACCATAATTTATTATAACACATCGGCAGGGGTTTGTAAACTCCTAAATTTTGTTTTAAGTTAAATATTGATATTGAACCTCAGCAATTCTACGTTTCAAAAAATCTTGTTTCTTTAAAATTTTTCTCATTCTATCGGTTTGACCTTTCTTTTCTAGTTTCTTAGCATAGATTTCAAGTTCGTTAGAATCTTTTTGTAGTCTTTCAAGCTGAGCTAAAACCATTAGTTGTTTTCTCCAGAGGTTAATGTTTAAACCATCTAGTCTCTCAGTAATCCAGGAAATGCCTCCTCTACGATTGGCCGAGTTAGACCTTCAGGTTTCTCTTTGTTAATCATACCAACGACGAGTTCGGCATCTCTTGGATGCACCCCTTCAAGAATTCCAATAAATATACTTTCTCGTTTGACGGCAGGCATTTGTTCACCCTTTCCGCCTTTAACGAAATATGCAAATTTTGTGTTTTCTCTAAGCAGATTAGCTGGATGGCTATGTTCCGGTGCAGCAGTATATGGAGGTGCACCAACTGGAAGGTTCCAATTAACAGTTGAATCCATTGAGCCTCTGATAATATCTTTCAGAGCCCAACTTTCATTTTCTTTAAGAATTTTAATTTTATCTTCTTTTTTTCTTTTTTTATTCATTTCTTCAAATACTTCAAAAACATATTGTTTCATTAAATAAACTCCTGCGCACTTTCAATCAATCTATTCATTCTGTTGGCAACAAGGTATGGAAACACCTTACCTTTATTGCCATATGGATCCTGTTCGTTAAATGTATTTATAATTTTTTGTTTTAGATCCTGTGGTGTTTTTGTTAAATCAATGAGTGTTTCATTGCGTTGATAATTACGATACCATGATGCAGCATAAAGTAATTCACCATCAGCCAAGTCACTAATGATTGCATCTTTTTTCTTTTTGGATAATGGTGTTTGTCTACGACCATCAACTAGTGTATCATCATCGGATAATATATTTGGTACACCATCGCCAGTATCACCCTTAAGAATTTTCTCTTGTAGATTAAGCCGTGGATTATCATCAACAACAAACTTTTTTAACATAGGGGAAAATTGTTTGACATTATCATATCGCTGTAATTGTTTAAAATCACCATCGGATGATACAATCATGACATTTTCATAATTTCCAAATTCTTGGGTGTTTTCTACAAGAGTACCGATAACATCGTCGGCCTCACAACCATCCAGGTGGATAACTTTGTATGGGAAATTTTTGCGAATCTCATCTTTGATTTTATGCATAATACGAAATGCTTCGTTCCAATCAAAGGTAGATTCATCACGTCCTTTACGTCTATTAGCCTTATATTGTGGGTAATAACCACGACGCCAATTATCTTTACCGTCACATGCAAGAATTACTTGACCATAATCATCACGGAATTTTTTATTGTACATTCGCAATGAATTAAGTGTCATATGACGAATCATACTTTCGTCTAATGTTTTATTAATAAGAATGGTGGCAAGACAAATGCCACTATAGTCAACCAAAATCA